GCATTTTGACCGTTGTTAATCGAAGGAGCGACTCCAGCGTTTCTTAGCGCGGGCGGGGGAATTGCTGGGGCAGATTGCGGAGAAGCTTCACTATTAAGATTATCTGGCTGGTCAAGAGAACTTACTCGACCGATAACATTTTGCGAAGGTTGCGGAGAACCTTGATGTGACATAACAGGCGCAGAAAGACGATCAGCATCGCTCACGGGCGGATTGATAAACGGGAGGTTTGCAACGGGATCGTTTTGTTCACGCTCGTCTCGCTCCTGCGCTGCTCTCAGGATATCATCATCTGACACATCCTCAACCGCGCCAGCAGCTTGATATCCGCGCCTTCCGGCAACGCCACCGGAAGAACTTGGCGTCCGCATGAACTCAGGCAGAAGCTGCTCCGGCTTGGAAAAATAACCCTCTCCCAGATTGTACTGACCACCCATGCCGATTGCACCGCGACTTGCCGCACGACCAGCAGTCATCTGCTGACCAGCCGGATTAAAGGTCGGCTTGACTTCTTCCCTGCCATACAGGGCAGCTTTACCCGCGCCATATGCACTTGAAGCCATATTACCGGCCTGCTCTGCCTGCTTATAGGCATCCATGGCTTCCTGCATCCCGGATTTGACGGGCGCAGGAGGAGCGGCAGGGCGCATAAGTTCCATCGACTTGACGAAATCACGCGCCTGCATGGCCGGGATGTTCAGCCCAGCGGGACGACCCATCAGCCCATACATTACCTGCTGCATGGCGATGATGCGGTTATAGTCCAGCCCGCCACCATCAGCCATGTGAGGGACAAGCCCGCCAGAGGCAAACGGCATCCCACCCGCATAGATCGACGCAGCCATCCTGCCCATCTGCATCAGATCGCGGACTGTCGGATCTTGCGTTGACCCCGAAACCCCGCCAGCGGGCTTCAGGGAAGCGGGGGTCATCGGCTTGCTAATGTCCTCGGGGACGTGTTCATTGCTCGCATCCGAGTACGGCAGGCCACCAGCGGCGTATCCCACAACGCCACCAGCGGCGTACTGAGGAACGCCAGCGGGAAGATCAGCCGCATAGTTGAGCGGGCGGATCGTGATCGTCGTCGGCGCAAGCGGGCGCGACGGCACGTTGATCGCGCGCATGGTCGTCTTGTACGGACCCTTGCGCGGATCGGGATTACCGTACAGCCCCTCGGAGCCATACGGAATCATCTCGCGATGCATGGTCAGGAGACGTTTAAGCTCCTCGATGGAACCACCGCGAGCGAAGCCCTCGCCAGCCATCATCGGAGTGACTGCGCCACCCTCGGAGGACGGCACCAGACCGCCACCGTAAGCCTTCTTGTGCCGCGCGGCGTCATCCGTGGCGGCACGGTAGTCCACCGTCTTGTACCCGCCAGCGAGGCCCACAGCGTCGGGATGCTTCTTCTCGACCTCATCAGCCATGAGGCCGATATGCGTCCTGCCATCCGCCATCGTGTAGCGGTAGAGCTTCTGGCCGTCCTTGAGCTTGCCGATCTCCTCGACGTTCTCCTTCAGGCGACGATCCGAGAAGAAACTCGACGGCTGCGTGGTCGTTGTCGTGGAGCCAGACAGAGCGCCAGTACCCATCGCAATGTTGGCGAGGAACTGCGCGACTTGGAACGGATAGCCCTGCTCTTGAAGGAACTGGTTGTAGCGAGCGGAGAGATCCGCCTGCTGCGTCTGCTGCTCGGCTGTACCGGCGGCAAGCTGTGCCTGTGCGCCCTGTAGAGCAGCCTGCTGCGCCCCCGTGCCAAGCGCAGCAAGCTGCTGGCCTGCACCCATCCTGCGAGCCAGATCCGACGCCACGACGCCCTGCTGGCCCGCAGCGGTCTGAACAGCCTGCCCGTAGCCCTGAGCATAGATCGGTGCCATGGCCTGCGCTGTGCCAAGCTGCTGCTGGCGCGCAAGGTTGGCCGCAACCAGCCCGGCACGATCCCCGCCAAACGCACCAGCCCTGATGGCGTTTGCCGTCTGACCAGCCATCTCCTGCTGCTGCTGCTGACGCAGGGCCTGATAGGTCGGTTGAGCAACGGATTCGATGTAGGGGTTCTCGTAGTACGCAATCTGGCCGGGAGTCAGAGCGCCAACGTCCTGCGCGCCAGCAAGCGTCAGGCCCGCGCCAGCACCATAGAACGGCTGTGCGAGGTTGGCCCCTGCGGATGTTCCCTGAATGCCCGCCTGCTGGGTGCTAGTCAGCGGAGCAACGAACTGCCCCGTGTACTGCTGGAATGGACGCTGCGCGACCTGTTCAGCCCGCGTATTGACCGCATTGTACCTCGCCAATACTTCCGGCGGGATCGATACGCTCTGGGTAGACTGACTGGTCTTGCCGCCCATTTTAATGCTCCTTCACGGCACCCGTTGTCGCACCATACAAGAAGAAAGCGCCACTAGGCTTGCCAAACTGACGCTCGTACAGGCGAACCTTTGCCTCTGTCCGATTGTTGGAGAGTACGCCAATGATCAGCGGAATCCCCAGCACATCGGCAACCTGCTTGCTGAATTCACACAGCCTTCTAGCGCGACCACCCTTTGCGTTGCGATAGTCAGGATGAATGAAAATAGCCTTTTCCTCAAGAACTTCCCGATCACTATACCACATTGAGCCTACACGAAGCAAAACAGCCCCTTCGGGCTTTCCTGTAGATCCAATGACGCCCACGACGCCTCGATCCTTGTTTAGGGCGGGCCAGATCTCGGCCAGAAGCTTCTGTGGGTTAGGCTCAACAAAACCATTCTCATCGCAAGCAGCCAAAGCCAGATCCATGATGTCGTGGACATCAGAGGGAGTTCCGACTCGGACCTTAAGTTCCTCAGTCATACATCAATCCTTCTTGGGACCGGGTAGGGACTTCAAGGTTGCGACCGTCTTGGCTCGCATTTTCTTGACAAAGCTATCCAAGACTTTATGCCCGGCATCCATATTGCCGCCGCCGATCCTTACCACGTCATCAGGGTGAATGACATACTCCCCGCCAGCAGCAACGATGGGAACGGTCGAGGACATCCCCGCATCCGCCCCCGGAGTTCCAAACTTGCGGGTCGAGAAGATCCCATTCGCGATCTTGAAGCCCGCCATGGTGTTTCCCTCGCCCATGGCCGAAATGATGTCGGCAGGGATGACGTAGGCCCCGGACGGGACATGCATGGGGAGGTGATCGGTCCTGCCAGCCACCGCGCTATGGATCGGCCCCGTATGCACCCGCTCGGCAGCAGGCTGGGCAGGAGCCATGAGCGAACCGCCCTCCGCGCGAGCCTTGCGGGCTGTGCTGAGAGCGATGGCGATTGCCTGCTTCTGGGGGCGTCCGGACGAGACAAGCTCGCTGATGTTGCGGCTAATGGTCTTCTGGGACTTTCCTTTGGCGAGGGGCATGGTCACGTTCCCGCGAAATAGGTCACGTTGATCGATTGCCCTGTGCCGGGCGAGATCACTAGACCTGTGTTAAAGACCTGACCAAGGGGATACATCCCAACGGTGGTTGGAGTGGCAAACAGTTTGTTCCCAGCGGCTGTCGTGCTTGTGCTTGATGCGTTATAGATTGAACCAGTCGTACTACCGGCTATCACGACGCAAACATTGACTAGATACCCCCGGCCAAGAATAATAAGCGTATCTCCGGTGACCGTAGCGGATGTCGAGTTACCCTGCGCGCGCAATATCGTTTGAGCCGTGTTGCTCAGGGAGACGACAGCGTTCTTTTGTGTAGTCAAAATGTCATCAAGACTAGCCATCAGAACCTTCCATCCGGTTGGAATCGATACCTGATATTACCAAGCCTCCAGAAAGACCCAATATCGTCGCTTTCAATTTTAATTGAAACCAACCTGCCCCTCAGTCGAGGAGTAATGAATTTAATTGATTGGGTTAGGGTGTAGGGTCCATAAGTTAACGGAGTTGCTCCCGGATAATCAGTAACGTAGAATGTTAATTTAATATTTGCATTTTGCGTTCCACCAAAGTAACCCCATTTCATATCGGGCCAAATTTGATCAATAAACATTTTTACATTTGCTTCTGTTATAACAAAATAGCCGGTCTGGAATGACGAAATCATTGGAGAATCATCATTATCTGTAGATGTTTCATGCTGATAGATATATTGATTTGGAGCCGCGCCGATTGGTGGTCCGAGAACAGACTCATTGATCCATGCTGTACGGCCAAGTTCGCCATAATCCCACTCGTTTACAATTATATTATACTTAACATAGTGACTGACTTCTCCACCATTGCTATTTGTAGGATAGTACCAAGTAATTTCCCCAAAACGACTATTGGGAGCTATACGAATTTTGTCAAGATTTGCCATATCTAGATCTTGAAAGATCACATCCCAGACTGGGCATCGGATTGACTCAACTCCTCCGTTAGCAATGCGGAAGAACTGACTCTGCCCCATCCAATAAATGACACCGTTCATGGACCCGGCAGCTTTGCGACCGATCAAGCCGCATCCGTTTCCTATCTCATTGAACTGATAAACATACGGAGGGCCAGCGTACTGCATCGCCCAGACAGCAAGATCCGTCCAAATCAAGCCCTGCTGCGGTCCCTGAATGCATTGAACGATGCGCGATCCCTTGGGGATACGATACGAACCAGCTTGATTGGTGATTAGGCCAATCCAACTGTCGTAGTTGTTTACATCGCACCAGCGGATCAGAAGCGGATCAATGATCCCATTAAAAGTAGATCCCCACGCAATAATCTGTCGCTGCGGCATGGCAACAAATATTCCTTCATTGACAGAAGGAGCGTTTGCAATCGCCAACGCAATTTCATATCCACCAGAAGGAGACCAGTAGTAGATCGGACCACCATAGGGACATGCGATAAGTGTCTCGCCCCAATTATCCAACGTCCAATCGGCCGCATTGATCGGAGTGCCAAGATCAGGATCAGGAGCAGAACCGCTTCCGTAACCTCCAACACCGTATCCGCCGACACCATATCCAGTTCCAGATGCGAGAGGGCCAACTCCATTCAGATACAAAAAATGTGCATCTCCAGCGTTTTCATCGGCAGTTGCCGTAGAGCTTGCCTGAGAACTTACAGCAATTGAAAAAACACTTGAGGACGAAACATCTGTGACAATGTAATTTCCGTAGATTGTTACCCCACCAACTGAAGTGGCAACCAAGGCTGTAAATGTATTGCCAACAACATATCCATGATCTGCAAGTGTCACGTCTACGACATTTGATCCGCTAGTGGTGTCATACTGAGGAACGGCTCCTCCGTTTGCAACAGTAGATGTAGCCAAAACAAGATCTCCAAGATTATCCCTAGCTTCAATCGAATAGCTTGTAGAGTTGATTGGAGTCACCTGATACTGACCAAAAAGCACAAGTCCGCCAACGCTAACTTGTGTCTGTATGTCTACAACATCGTACCTATCAACTGTAAACGTAGCATCAACTATGGTGACCGTGCTGCTTCCAGATGTGGTAGAGAAATTTACGGGAACATTTGATGTCACATTTTGCGGAGTAATGTCTATTTGAAGGCCGCTGTTAATTACTTGAAGCGCCTGACCACCACCTCCTGCAATACCCTCTGCCCCTACCGCGAGATAGGAGTTGCTGTTAGTATCTTCCCAAGCCAAAAGGCAACGAGCAATACTACCAATCGTGTTTTGAACAAATTTTGTCCATCCACCAAGCTTCTGAACTAGACCACCCAATGTGCGATCAGGGATAAACCTTATCAATTGGCTATTGCTAATTGCAGCCTCATTGAGGGCTGGTGTCTTATTCTGATCTACACCCGGCAGGATTTTTAGGGATGCGTATGGCATCTCTCATTACCTTGTAGGAGATGCAGTAGCGGATTGAGACTGAGACGACCACGCTGCCGCCTCAAACTTTTTGCGATTCTCTTCAGCCATCGCACCCTTCAGAAGTGCCTGATACTGACTCTCATAGGTGATAGCCATTTGAGGGTCATCGTTGGCGCGGCCAAAGTTCCTCTGGAAACCAGATATGTAGATCATGCTCGCCATGATCATCACATCAGGCAGGTAGAGGCTGATGAAGGTCGTTGGGTTGCCGGACGACAGGCTCGTCGGACGATAGGTGCCTACAATCTCAACCGTGTAAGCCGCGTCAGGATACGGCCCAAGCAGGAACGTGTAGTCGTTAAATGGGCAGAAGTACTTTGGCTGTCCCGTGCTAGTGGCAACTCCATACACAGCATCAAGGAACTCTTTGGTGCAAGGCAGAAGAGGAACACGGGTTCCAAGGTCTGGATTGTTAGTACCAGCAGGCGTGATCAAATTGATCTGCTCAGGCACGACAAACGTACCAGAGGGAACCGCAATCTGCCTGCTACCGACAATCGTTCCGTAACTTGTATTTTCAATAGATGTAAACAGAAAATCAAGATCACGATAAATGCGATTTTCCGCATATGTAATCATTTGCGGAAGAATTATCACGAACTCAGGATTCGCTTCCTCGACAACAGCCAAGGTCGCGATCTGCGTGACGTACTGCGAGTAGGTAAGTCCGGTCGTCATCGGTGACTCCGTTTCCCCCTTACTTTAGCACCATCACCCGCCAGCGGATAGCCTAGTATAAGCATCCGCAAGCTTGGTGTCGTAGGCATTCTTTGTGTAGCCGGGACCGTTGTATCCCTTGGCAAACGCGGCCCAGTCCTTGAAGCGCAGGGGCCGGATCAGACCAGCATTTTTGATGAACAGCCCCATCTGTCGAAGCTGCCCTGTTTCAGATTGGCAAGCTTCGTCAACCATGCTCTCAACAGACTCATGCCCCGTCATCTTGAAATTGCTGCCCATGACCTGTCCAAGTCCCCAAGAAGTCGAGAGCAGGGCAGCATGTTCATCGATGGCGCAGGCCCGCATGATCTCGTCGTAGACCGCATCTGAACCCTTGGGATAGGGCTTCATGCCCCAAGTCTGATAGGCCAGCCCCTGCTCGACGGCCTGCTTGTGGAGGTCGGGCTTGCTGAACGTGTGCTTGTAGAAGTAGTGCCGCTCAAAGAGGGCCTTGGGACGCCCCTTGGCATCAAATCCTGAGCCAGCGGCTTCAACCGCAATCACAGCCCGGAACGCAGCAGGCTCGATCTCCAAATCCTTCGCAAGCGCGACGATCTCGTCAAGGGTGGCCTTGCGAGCCTCACCCTGAAACAAACGCATCACTTCTTCTCCGCAAGCATTGCCGTCTTCTGCTGGCTGCTGGACGACGAACCGAAATAGTAGGCAACGACCTGTTCGCATTTTGCGGAAACAAAACCGATCAATGTTCCAACCGTGGTAGCCATCAATGGATCTTTCATACCTTCGACAAACCCCATGAGGACCATGAAGACGGTCGCCATGAACCCAGCCACGATGATGAAGGC